CATATGCACAGCACTGTACGAAGTAATGTTCGATCCACTCCTTTGGTTTTGGTTTTTTGGAGGTCTTAAAGTCAATAATAGAAAGTTCTCCATCATGTTCTGCGATACAATCTACAGTTCCAGCAATTCCCAAATATTTGCTGTAGAGAGAACCTTCTAGTGCATAGATATTATTTATACGTTTTAATTCGGGAACCGAAACTTGAAATAACATCTCAGAAATTGGAAGAACATCTGAGTTGAGATTCATATTACGAAGATACTGTTCAATCAAGGTATGAGTATCAGTTCCTCTTGATGTAGCTTGACGTGTAATTCGATCTGCTTCTGCATCACCAACCTTTTTTCTCCAGGAAGCAAAAAAATCCTTATTAAAATGACTAATGACAGAAGTAATTGAGACTAACTTAATTAAGTCAGTTTCTTCAGGGACTTGATAATAACGAACACCATCAATTGTGTCTCTCTCTAATTTTGGGAGATCAAGTTCTACATGATTAAATTTCATCTGTCGTATAAGAATTTGAATGGGCAGGTTTTAATACCAGTCTTGGAGAATATTTTTGTTTTCCAATTTGGTTTGGTTTTATCTTTAGAATTATATTGATCTAAAATTTGATTTACTTTATTCGGATCACTAATTTTTTTGAGAATGACACCAGAATTTAAATCTGGTGGGTAAAAACAAACTCTAAAAAGAGGATCTCCTTTTTTAATAATAACAGATTTTTCTTCATCAACAACTGTAAAAGCGTTACTCATAGATCTAGGCCAATTTGACAAATTAAACCACCCGGCGACGCCGATAAAATTGTTGTTCAATGAAGTCATTGGATGATCCTTATATTCAAACCAAATATTGGATTCTTCAGTCCAAAATAAAAATTTTGGAAAGGATAATTGTACAACTGGATTTGGTGAAAATAAATGTTCATCGTCGTAATGAACACGCTCTGGATTATCACATATAATTGTTTTATTTTGTTTGTCAACCTTAATAGTACAATCAATAGGAGAAAATCCTATAAAAGTTCTATTACTTTTATGATTAAATACTGGGCATTGAGCGTATACGTAGTGATCGTCATATAGATCTCTTTCTCTATACAATAATTGATGACCATAATAATCTTGATGAAAATCAAGATAATATACTTTCACATTTGCCATTACATTCCAAGTTCAGCTTTGGCAACAAGATATTCTTTACAAAGACCAGATCTTACAATATCTTCGAGTCCAAATTCAATCAGTTCCATCGAAGGCATTTGATGAAGAATACGCATGAAATCAATGATTCCATTCTTTTCATTTGTCTTCACCAAATCACTTTGAGTTGCATCTCCACAGAACATAATTTTGGTATTCTCACCAACACGAGTGATGATTGAGTCAAGTTCATGGAAGTTTAGGTTTTGAAACTCATCGACAATAATGACCGCATTATCAAGAGTTGTACCGCGAATGAATGATGTGCTCCAGAAACTAATCGTTCCCTGATTCTTTAAGTTACCATACAGCATTTCAAAATCATTATCTGTTGGCATCTCAAACATATACTTTACCATATTCTTATATGGAATCTGATAAAGAGAAGATTTATCTTCGTGGTCGCCTGGAAGGAAACCAATCTCACGAGTGGCAACAAGAGACCTAACGATATAAATTTTTTCGTAAGGAGATTTTTCGTTTAAAACATCTTGAAGTGCATTATAAAGGGTAATGAATGTTTTACCTGTTCCTGCAGCTCCATATGCAACAACGTTTTTACCATCATCATATGCATCAAATAAACGCTCTTGATTATCTGTAAGAGGATCAATAGCTCTCATGTAATCGAGATTAATTGGTTTCTTCCTCTTCATTTGTTTGTTGCTCATTCCAAAGGGAACTGGACTGGTTCCGATCCCTGCTGATTTTTTTCTTGGCATACTAATTAAAAGGTCTAACTTTTGATCCTGGAGCTTTAGAAGCTTTTCTTAACACGTCATTCCACCCTGGATTTTTTTGAATGAGTTTATCAGCCCATTCTCCAACTTCCCCTGCGGATGCACACCCCTCAGACCAATCCCTTTTCCATTCGGGATTGTCTTTATACCATTGAGTAATGTCATGAACACTCATTTCGATTACTCGTTTTTCTCCCGTCTCTACGTGAATAATCGGATAAATTGCCATAATATGTAATAATGTGTAATGTTATTTAGATCCATTCCAGAGCTTCTGAAACCGAAGGAAACTGTTCAGAAAATACCTTCTTACAGTCTAGAGCAATATCCATATGCTCCTTTTGTGTTCCATTAGCCGAACGAAGATTGATGTAATGGATCCACGAACGGCAAGAACCCGTCATATAGATGCGTGTAGGCGTCGCTAAGGGTAGTACAAAGCGGGCACACTCTTTTGCTACTCCATGATCAAGGAGTTTCTTATAAAGTTTATTTGAATCTTCAAAATGTTTTGCAATTTCACCTTGAAGAGTAAGTTTTAAATATCCATCAAGATCATCTAGAGAGTTCTGACGATTCTTAGTATCTTGACGACGAAGATCTGGAGTGGGAATGTGTTCTGTTAGGAGATTTGTATCCGCATAACGCTGGGAAAACTCTTGAAATGTAAACGAACGGTGACGAAGTATCTGGGCTGCAATACCACGAGTTGTCTCAATCTCAAGCGTCATAGAAGACTGCTCAAACACAGACCAATGATTATGCTTAATACAATAAGCAAGCAACTTGGCATAGTTCTCGTTGTCCTGATTAGCAGGATTAGAGACTCTTGCAATGTATGCCATTGTTTTTTCGGCATCTGGAGTAATTGTAATAAGTTTTACTGTCATTTAATTAATCGGGGTAACCATCATCATCTTCAAACACCTCATCATAGTCACTGAGAGCTGCTGTAATTTTATCATACTCTAGGTAACTTTGAGCGTCAGAATAAATTTCAGACTTCAAAGAATCTACGAGCAATTCGAGATTGCGAACAATCAATTTAAGTTTATCTTTATCCATGATTATGAAAATAATTTGCCAATTTTTTTGCGAAAGTCTTTATATGGGCAATATCCACCTATAGTAGTATGTGTTGTATTTTGCCCTGCTCTACGAAGAGTATCATATTTAGTTGTTGACACATAATTGATATGTGATGAATATTTCTTTCTATAAAATGGAATAATCAACATAATTGGTTCACCTTTTGGAACCACTTGATTTTCTATATCAAGATTATCGACATTCATTTTAGTTTGAATCTTGTAATTCCATTCAAAAAACCATGCAAGTTGAAGTGGCGTGATGTCAGTATGAACAATACCACTAGTTGTTGTAAATGAATTGTTTCTATGCCATACAGGATGCGTTACTAAACAAGATACTCCTGGGTCTGTTTTCACTAGCCACGGGGTATAAATTTTTCCAAAATGATCATAAATTGGTTTATTCTCCATAGTATGGTATTCGTGAGATGCATGGGGAGAATAATTAGTTTTATCAAAATGATTTTCAACCCAATTTATAAACAAACTACCATCTTCTTCTTCTCTAAAAATAAAATCAGCCCAAGATCGAATAAGATAACCAGTATTTAAAAATTCTTGAATTCCTAAACATTTTTTTACATTATTTCCCCCAAAATCTTCCTGTATATTGTAAATGTTATTTGGATTTGCTCTGTATTTAAATTTTCTTGTAACAAAAGGAAGTTCAGAAAACCATTTAGGAAAAGATTTTGATGCGGGAATTGGTTCGGGAACCGTGTCCCTATATTTTTCATCACAATAAAAATTAACTTTTAAAGACATAATATTGCTATTATTTTAGGTTATTATAACATAAAAAAAGGAGGGTGTAAACCCGCCTTAAAAAATCATCCCTTCATTTGCATTTGAGCCTGTTTAATGCGCTCTGCCTTTTCAATTTGTTCTTTTAAAAGTTGAAGAACGTTAAGTTTACGATCTTCAACATTGTATTTTACTCCACGATATGTTGCAGTTGTCATAGGTTTGCTCCTTTACTTGGTGGTAAATTTGCGTTCCTTCAGTTTCCCTACTTCCGTCCCTATTGGGATGAACGTATAATATATTAGATACTTTTTTTGTAACTTTTGTTACCGTTCTATGTAACTCAGAGTATGATTCTGAGCATAAAGTTGTTGAATAATTATATCACATCC